GCGTTCTTATTATTCTTAGGACTACACTCACCATAAGATATAACTTGTCTATCTTTAATCGAGGCTACACATTTCATGCTGACTATCCCATCTTTAGCACTAGCTTCTATAACATCTAGGCTATCTATACTTACATTAAGTTTAGCGCCTATGATTTCTATGTACTTATGCAATACAACAGGTGTGCCATGACAATCCCATGTAGCTTCTGCTCCATTTATTTTTAACTCTTTAAATATTTTGACGGCTTCGTCAGGTATATTCATCTTACTCATATAATCTCCATGCAGTATTATCTGCTGTTGGCTCTTTATCATTTACCACCATATCCCAAAACTTATCTTGCCTGTAACTTAGGATATCTTGGTACTCTTTGTGTGATGGGATAGCACAGTATTCCCATCGTGCATTACCAAACAAGACTGATAGATAACAGACATCAAGTTCTGCCATCATTAAGTAGTGTTGGATTTGTGCATAGTATCTAGCCCTTACATGCTCTAACTTATTGTAATGGTTAGTGTGCTTACACTCTATGATAGCTTGTTCTTCTGGACACCAGCCATCAAAGTGTGCCATTCTAAAATCCTCTTTGATATATTCTTTTGGATAAGGTTCAGTATGTATACCAGTCTGTTTACTAAACCATTGTAGATTAAAGTCCTCTGTCAATGTACCTATCTGTACTGGTAAAACATCAGACAGATCTGGTCCAGGCTTACGCTGAGTCTTTAACTCCCATAGCTCATGGATAGGAGTAACATTCGTTTGCATTAAAGCATGTGAATCTGACCCACCTAAACCTTTATGTCGGTCTATATCTATATATTTGACTACACTCATGTTCTATATTTTACTCCATTCTGTTCTAGCTGTAAAGCCCAAGCACCAGCGTTCTTAAGATTCTCTAAAAAATTAAATGCTTTCTTGTGTTCATCATCAAGGTATGTAACAAAGTCAACTGGTAAAGGAAGTCTAGGATATTTATAGGTTGAACATATATGTAATGTTACATAAGGAAATAATCCTGCAGGATACTTTTTAAGTAACTCCCAATATGTTTTAAGTCCCAGTTCTTCTGGTGCTGAACAACTAAATGTACAACAAATAGTTTCAAGCATAACTTGAACATCTCCTAGTCTACATGGTGCAAGTAAATCTTCACACTTAGCAACAGCTACGGTAAAATCTTTAGTCCTTACTTTTTCTTTCAAGAAATTTACTCGATACATTTGACATATCAAGGATTCGTTTACGGCGTTCTCGAACAAAGGTGGGCGAAGCCTTATCATGTGCTTTATATGTTCCACTTGACTCGGCTCTAAACTCGACTGCCCTTCGTACCCAAAGTTTGAACATGCTTTCCCAGTTTTTTGCTGTTCGACCTTTTGCTGTGTAGTAGTCGATAAACTTTTCTTTTTCTCTGTCATAATTTATATCCTGTTGTTTAGTCCAGGCTATTACTTCTGGTGATGCTTCAAAGTCTGCTGGACATTCGGTTTCATAATCTTTGATTACAATGTCTACCTCTAATGCGTTGGCCCATGCCATTAGGTTATACCCATTAGGACACTTCTTCATGCGTTCCCAATCACCTACTGAACTATCAGCTACACCAATCATTTGTGATACTGCCATTGTGTCTACTCTATATTTTTTTCTCTTGGCTATAAGAGCGTATACCAATTCCTTGTATGTCATAGCGTGATGACCACATACCATGCTATACCAAACAATATAAATGTTATGTACCAACCTATATTATCTTTCATCTTCTGTATCCCTCAAAAATTGTTCTTTATCATTAACACATTCAGCAGCTTGTATGATAATTGCAGCATCAATATCTTTGTATACTTTAATATCATTATCTGCACACCAGTTACGAAACTCTGCAACTGATTGAGATACTTCAAGGTCTGCAACTTTATTCATTAACTTTTCTTTATTCATTTTTGTCCTCTCCAATGATAGACAGTATATCTAGTGCCATCTTTTTTAGTTACCCATTCACTAGTAATATCCCAACCAGCATTTCTTAACTTCCAAATAATATCCGACAATCTAGTAGCACTATATTTTATTATAGCTTCCCAGCTTGTTATCTTTCCTTTCTTAATAAGATGTTGTTGTATTAAGCTATACTTATTTACCTTGCGTATTTTTCCTGTACCTTTCATATTATCTCCTATCCTTTTACAAATGCTTCTTGATTTATACTGTTCATAATATCATCGAACAGACCAGGTTTATTTTTTAACTTTTCTTTTAATCTTGTTTGAAAAGCATTAGATACATCTAACAAATTATCATTTGGTATGTTATCAATGACATGTTTAACACAATGATTATGATTGTGTCGATGTAATTTCTTTTGCATAACAGCATAATCAATACAAAAATCAGTAACTAACTTTTCTTTCAACCACAACTCTTTATACTTAGCTTTATCTTTTGTTAATATATCTATCTCATCACACAATCTATCTACATCATTTGCATCTATCTTCATAGTAATACCCTCATAGTTAATTATTCATAGCCCTGCCAAAACAGAAAGTTAATTAGTATATCTAGTAAACCTATTATTACTAACATAACAATAATTGGCAGAAACACCCACATTAAAATAAATCTTAATCCTTCTATAAAATTATTTAGCACATATCTCCCACTCATATTTAGTGGCCTCCAATGCAATAGTTTCTAAATGTAAAACTCTTTTTTCTGGAGACATCTTTGCTATTGCTTCTTGATCTAAACTTATACCTGCACTATCTATTGTTAGTAGTGCGCTTCTGATACTAATATATCTACCTTCCCAATAGTCAGGTCTATCTTCAAATGGTTTAGCTATTACTTCTGTCATTTTCATACCTCTTTATGTTGTGTTTAATTTTATCTATCACTTGACCTAGTTTTTTAGATGCTTGATAGCACTCAGTCATCAGTCTGATGTACTCTTGGTCGTACTCCGTTACATTCTTCTCATTGAGATTGTCCATAAACTTTGCAGCAGTCTCTGTGTTGGTACTGATAAGCTGTACTAACCATACTTGTTCTTCCATTGTTAAACATAATTCAGACATTGCGTTCTCCTGTGCGTAGTGATGTCATATACTTATGTGCCATTCGCATAGCAGTTTCATGTATAACATCTTTAAATGTTGAAGCCCTAATATAACTAGGCTTGGTTGTTGTCATTAACCTATCACGATATTTATAATAGGCTTCTTGTTTTTTATCTTTGTATCTGCGTTGCCATGCTTCCATATTTAATCCTCGTCTAATACTTTTACTCTTACAAACTTACTACCCACATCATTGATGTACTTTGTCAATATCTCTGACTCTACCTCAGTCATATTGATATCAATTCTAAGTACATGATTTGTTACTTGGTGTGTTACTTCCATGTCATCTGTATGATTATCAGATAATAATTTTGGAGCTGAATCTATAAACTCATGTATAGTCCAGGCTGTATGTTCTGCTTCTCTTTGTTCTTGATTAAGTTTTGCTTCCTGCTGATCTTGCCCGTCCATGTATGTATCTAAATCTTCTTCTGGTGTACCTCTAGCCATTTTGATTACCCCCTATTTGTTTCTGTTCATTAAGTTCAGCATCTAAAAATTTATCATAAAGTGCATTGATGTCGTCTTGTATTTCTGGTGGCAAACTATCCCACCAACTATTAATACATTTCTCTAAATCATTTAAAAAATCTTCTTTACTCATTTGAATCCTCCAGTTTGTGTGTCCATTCTGTTGTGTCGTGATCAATCAATGGTGTGCCATGTCCTACATCTACATCAAAGCCACTGTACTCAGTTAAACCATATGGAAATGCCTTGTTGCCACCTGTGTTTTCACGCCATAAAGCACTATGCACTAAGATATGTTTATCAAGTTTTTCAGTGGTTTCTATTTCCCATTCAGTTATTTCTGTCCTGGTTCTTCTTACTGTATATCTATACCAAGTTTTATCTTCAGACTTACCATTAATACTGACTAGCTTGTCTGGTTTATCGCTTATTACTTTACCCATATTAACTCCAT